GTTAATATCGGAGCTATTGGTCCTAAGAAATGTGACATAATTTTTTGTTTTTATTAATTTCTGTTATTAGGTCATCTAAGACCTTTATTCTATAAATACCTTCTTGTCTCAAAATTTTGTTAGTATCTGAGTCATGAGTATCCATTTTTGCGTTAGGAACACGTAATTTGTCTTTTTGGTATTGGTTTGCCATTCCGACATTTTTCATGTTTTTCTTTTTACTAGAAACATTATCTCTCATATCATCTAATTTAGACTGTACCCATTCTTTCATTTTGGTACCCCCGTTTAAAAGATAAATTGTTTCATTATTTTTACCCCCAAAACTGTCAAAAAAATTTTTAATCCTTTTTAGTTGTTCGTAAGTAACATCTTTATTATCACATAAACCCCTTAGACGTTCATAACCTTCAACATCTTTAGACCCTTTATATGAGTTATAAATTCTTTTTAAATGATAATCGATATCATCATCTATTAACACTTTACCACCCCTAAGTTCATTATTTGCCATTAACCTAGTTTATTTTTAAGTTCTTGTTTATATTCATGTGGTATATCTGAAATATCCATACCCAATAAGTGATTTAAAATAACTGCCTTTTCTTCACCACTTGTACTGTTTTTTTCAATGATATCTTTTAAAGCTCCAACTTTTCTGATTAAAATTGGGTTAGTGTCTCTAATTGACTCTAAATTACCTATACCATTTAATTTTAAATCTTTAAACTTTTTATCAACAAACTCTTTATCGAAATCTCTTTTTGTAAAGATATCTTCTACTATAGAGTTTATTTTGTTTCTTGACTCTGACTCTTGTTTGATTTTAGGTTTCTTTTTTGGTTGCCAAGACGTTTTTTTTGTTTTAGCCCAATACTCCTTATCGTCATCAGAAGGATTTGGTTCTTGTTTTATCTTGGGTTTTTGTGGTTTTTTCTTTTTCCTATCCTCTTTTGGTGGTTTAGCGTCTTTTTTAGATTCATCATCTTCACCATAATAAAGGCGACCAAAGTTATTATATTTACTAAGTCCTTGCCTAGACATATGTACAAAATCATCGGTAGTAATCTTAGATGTCGTCATATTGTTATCTTGGTCTACTTTAGCATCCCCTTTTATACGACTACCATCTTTATTCACTAACTCCGATATTAAAATCACATTCATAATTACTTTTTAAATAAATATCTAGTAATTATGTTAGTTTAACTTTATTTTTTCTAATATTTGAAGTTTTATACACTAATTGGTTTTCTTTGGAATCTAAAGACTTTGTAGAATCACTAAATCTATCTTTAATCATGTAGTTGGGTGACACTTTTTGTGATTCCCAAAACTCTAGTTCTAAATCACTAGGTGTCATTAACTCTTTTAAGTTGTCTTGGTCACCTTCTTTAGATGGTATACCAGAAACTAACTCTAATTCACTTCTAGTAAAAAATTGTTTTTCAGATGGGTCAGTAATCAATAAAGACTCTCTAATGTGTGTTCTAAAAACAACTAATAAAGGTTCTACTTTTTTATTAAAAGAAGTTAGATACTTTGGTACATTATACTCCCCCTTTAGGTTTGGGTTTTTTTCCATTTGCTCACTATTAATAATGTAAGAATTAAAAACCAAAGTTCCTTCTGGTGGGTCTTTCTTTGTTTTTTTAACCTGTATATCACCATGAGACTTTTTAGTTCCATTATTAATATAAAATATATTATCACCTAATTGTGGTTCAATACCTTCTTTAATAAGTAACTCCATGTGAGCCTGTCTTGGTAGTGGTTGTTTGTTTTTGTTTAACCCCCTATTTTTATATTGTTTAATAGTTTTTTTAACTTTTGAGTTATTTGCTATTTCAGATAAAGGTATATCCATGTTATAAATTCTTTCAAGATAAGAATTATAATAATCAACAAACTCCTTACCATTACCATTTAGTAACATTTTTATCCCATTATTTAAAAATGTTTGGATGTATTTTTGGATGGTCTTACCCTTTATAGTATTACCTGTTAATTTAATTTTACCGTTTGGTTTTAGTGTTGCGTAATTTTTACGAGATAAATTAATTGTTGCTGGCCAAATCTCATCAATATCAAGACCCATAGCTCCATACATAAACCTATCGTTATATTCAGATACATCAGCTTCAATACCCTTATATTCTTTACCTTCTTCAACAAATTTATGATAACCACGACCAATATAAGTGTGGTTACTAACTTTTTCACCATAAGAAAAGTTTACACCATCTGTATCTAAAACAAGTGGTTTATAATCTCTATCCATAAAAAACTGAATCATATGTCTCAAATATTGTCTACCTGTACAAGTAATCATCTCACCAATATTAATATCACCCCAAGGAAATATATAAGGTGCTGAAATAGAACCAAAAGCTGAGTTATTAAAAATTTTAATAGGTAATTGTTTTTTATCAAATTTACTACCCAACAAGTTGTTACCTTCTTTATAATACTTACCAGCAAGATGTTTGTATTCATTACGTGTATCTAAGAGATACTGTAACATAGCTTCCAAAGCTCCCGAAACATCTACATCAGGAAATACGTTGTGAGTTAATTGTATCGATGGATAAAGTGAGGCGTAGTCAAACTTAGCAATATTAACACTATACCCCAAATTAAGTAACCTAGATAAACCACCAACAAAATCTCTTTTTGGTTGTGTATCAGGTAAAGCTAAACCGTTTTCATACGACCAAGCCATCATTAGCAACTTCCACATTGTGGCCGTACCCATAGTTATAGACCTACCAAAGTTGGTTGGTACTAGAGCCGCGGTTAAGAATCCCGCTTGAGCATAAGTGTCGTCAACTTGTTCTGTTTCTAAAAGGTCATCATTAAGATATTCCCTCAACAAAAATCTACCATCAACAACTTCCCACTTATCTTCATAACCATCAATAACCTTATCATCAATCTCTTTTGGTGTGGGTTTTTCACCATCTAACGGGTACCATTGTCCTGAAGTTGGGTTATAATAAAAGTCTTTATTTTCATTCCAAATCTTACCTAATTTAGCACCATCAATATAGACTCTATTATGTCTTTCCAATCCTGCCTCTTGAGCTATATACTTCAATCTACCATTTTGTAAACTAGAGTTTAAAGCCATAGCTTGTCTAACTCTATGGTACGTGTCCATAATATTATAACCCCACATTGTTGTTTGGTAATAATCTTCTATTTCGGCACCCATTTTTAAAGTCGCTGGTTTTCTAGTCAACCCGACCATTGGGTGTTTGGTTTTTATTGCGTCACACGATATGTCAATAGCCGTTACTCTATTATCTTTTTTATTTCTCCTAATATTTGTGTCTGACATACCTAAGATATTCATTCTACCAAAAATATAATTCCAGTCAAAGTTTTCTGAGTTGTACCCAACAATAATAGATGGTTCTAGTTCATGTATAATTTTAAATAAATCTTCATACATTTTTTTCTCACCATCAACACTATATTCACCATCTTCACCATAAGCTGTTAACAGCTTTTTAAAACCACGATTATCTTTAACCCCTACCATAAACGAATGTCCAGTCTCAGGTGTTAAACTAGTGGTTTCAATATCAAAAGTTAATTTGTGAACATTAGTATAATCTTCATACCCTTTAAAAAGTCTTTTACCTGTCTGTACCATAAATTGTTCTACAGGTGGTAATATCTGTACTAACTTTCTATCCCTATCCCAAGGATTTATGCCACCACGTTTAAAGAAGTTAACTAAATCACGGTAAGTACCTGTTGTTTTAACAATATACTTGTAACCATCTTCTAACCTTTCGTTATCTCCTGTTTTTAATTTTTCAGTATAAATACCGAATTCTCTAGCTTTTCTTTTTATTTTTTCAACATCATCATCATAAAAACCACTTCCTCTTAATGATTTTGTCCAACAAAAAGGTGTAAACTTTTGAACTTTAATTTTCTTACCCTTTTTAGGGTCGTCAATCACAATATATACTTTGTTTGTTTCGTCTATCGACCAATCTCCTGTTTGGTCTAGTTCTATAGATACGATGTATTTTTCATCGTCATGTCCTTCTAAAAACTTTTTAATGTCTTCTGGACTTGCTTTTTTTATTTCACTCATAAATTTAGATTTTTGGTACGGGTTAATCTTACCCACTAGTTATTAATGGTTTAATTATAAGCATAAAAAAACACATTCTAAATAGGAATGTGTTTTTATTTTTTACCTATTTAATAAACTTTTTATTTTCTTTTTAGCTTTCATTAGGTTTGTTTTAGAGGTACTTGGTGTCACCCCTAATTTTTCAGCTATTTCAATATGTGTCAAACCATCTAAATAATACTTCTCAAAAGTTATTCTTTGTGATTGTGGTATCTTAGGTAAAATTTTAACAATATCCGACATTGATATACCCGACTCTAGTTCCTCTTCTTCATTACCAGTGTCTAATCTAGAAAAATCAAAACTATTTTCAGTACCATAAACTAATGGTACATCTTTTTTTCTTAATTCATCTAATATATTGTTTTTTATAACTCTTCTAACCCAACCCTCTAATGAACCTGTGTCATCGTATTTATGTAAATTTTTATGAACTTTAATAAAACCATTTTGACAGAAATCTTCTGCCTTATTCCTATCTTTTGTATATTTCATACAAACTTGGTTTAACATTTTATCCCACATGGTAGAATATATTTCTTGGAATTCGTTGGCCTCTTTTATTATATCCTTTTTAGTGATAATGTTTTCAGATACTTTATCAGCGTCAATTTTTTCTTTTAATTTATTAATCAAACCCTCTTTTAATTTTAATAAAAATGGTTTACCATCTTTACCAAAATACATTAAACCAGATATATTAGTGATACACTTATGCCCACCACTATTCGCTTGTACCATATCCCAACCGTTAACAGATAATAATTTAAGTGCCTTTCTTTCTCTATCACTTAACTTACTGTAAGGTTTATCCATTACTTTTTTAATTGCGTTTTGCCACCTCTCAACAGTGTATTCTTCAGGTGAACCTTTTGGTGTTCTATCGATACCATCAATACCCCCACTAGTTTCCTCAAACATCGCTACCATGTCCTTAAATGTAAAACCAACAGAACTATCATCAAAAGATTTATGTTTTTCGGCAAAATATTTAATGGTGTCTACAGTAATCTTTTTTTCTTTTAATTCTGATTCATGTTCTTTTAAAACTTCTTGTGCTATCTCACCCAAGTTAACACCTTTTAATTCTCTACTAGCCTTAAATGGGTTACAAGAAGCTTGTAATAAACCCAAAGGCCAACCTATAACTAAAAAGTTAGCTTCAGGGTAATTTTTAAAAGGAACGTATCTATCATAAGCTCCAGGTTTAAATAAAGCTCCTCCACCGTATTGAGATATAATCCCATAGTCTTTTAGATATTCTACGTTTTTATTTTCTTTTTGTTTTTCAATATAATCCTTTAGATTAGATTTCATAACATCGGGAGAAACATAACCTTCTTCTTTTGCTTGTTTAACTATGTTTAAATAAATGTTTAAAAGAGATGGGGTAGAATTCATAACTAAGTTCTCTAAAAACTTTGGTTTGTTTTTGTACGATAATAATAACTTGTTAGTTACTAGAGCCATAATTTTTTTATTTCTAGAAAGTTCTTTTTCTTTATCTAACTTAAAAACATAAGTCATTACGTCTTCAGGTTTAATACCCATTTTAACAAAATCAGCTGAATCAACAGTAGAAATCATTTTAATATCGGTATCAGGAAAAATATCTGAAGGAGAAACTACTTGTGAAATAGTCTCAACGTTAGAACGGGAAGGTCTAAATGATGTTGAAGCCCCTTTTTCAGCACCCACTTGTTTATCGTGGTGGTCAGTATGGATAACAAACATTGGTTTCCCATGGGCGAAATCAACTAAAACCGGCATGATATCACCTTTAGCTGAAGGTTTTTTAATAGCGAACTCTTTGTCACCATATTGTATTATTTCAGAATCAACAACTTTTATGCCGTTGTTTTCTAAATAATTTTTCATCGCTAAAGCTGTCGTAACACCATCTAAGTCTTGGTGGAAATATATTTTTGCTTTATCATATCTTTTAGATAATTCTTTTATATTACGTAAACCACCTTCGTTTAATAACCCTTCATTTAAAATAACGTTCATTTTTTATCTTTTTAGATAAATATCACGACTTTATATTCAGTTCAATTAATTTATCCAAATACTGTTTTGCTTTATATAAATCCTCAACACCGTTTTTGGTTTTCCATCTAGTGACGTACTTAACAATGTTACCCTCAAAAAAATCTAAATTGTGGGAATGGGCGTAATCCCACATTTCAACACCTTTATTATAGTGTTTAGGGTGTACAACTCTTTCTTTACTCATCATCCCTCTCCTCATACATTTTATTAAAGTAATCACTCCAATGTTTAAATAAAGGTCCTGTTACGATGATGACTGCTGGTATTAAAGATACAATCATGACAATTAATGAGTCCGTGTATGTGAATATTAGTACAGATAAAAGACCCACCATACAAATAATTACAGGTAATACCCAAGTGTTAATAAATTTCATATATTTTTTGTTTGTTTGTTTAAAACTAATATATTTGTATAAAAAATCAATGACAATAAAATTAAAATCAACTCAAATACCAAAAAATAGGATAACTGAACCATACTCAAGACCAAACATGGTTTATATTTGTGATTATTGGAAAAAGTCAGGTAATAATTTTAATTATGATTTATATTTAAAAATATTAGAGGCTAAATCTAATACTATATAATTAGAAGTAACCTTTTAACATTTGTTTAAATAAGTCGTCTTCTATATCCATAGAAACATGTTCATCACCAATAACAGTATCAATAATCTTTCTTTTCTTTTCCAATATCTTGTAAATCATTTCATCAATAGTACCAACAGCTATAGGGTAATAAACGTTGGTTGTTGAAGTACTACCTATCCTATGAGCCCTATCTTCTGCTTGAGCGTGGTTTGATGGTACAAAATCTAAATCATTCATAATAACTGTTTCAGCTTTGGTTAGTGTTATTGCTGTACCAGCTGAAATAAGATTACCAACAAATACTCTTACATTATCGTCTTCTTGAAATCTATCTATTGAGTTTTGTTTATTAGTTGCATTCATTTTACCATTATGACCAACAGAAATTTTACCAAAGTGGTCCATTAAAGCGTCAAAAGAATGTGTGAAATTTGTGAATATAATAACTTTCTGACCATTCTCTATCGCTTGTTCAGCTAACTCTATAGTTTGTTTTGTTTTTTCTAAAGCTAGGTATTTTCTAAGAACAATCAGTTCTACCATATGTCTACCTGTGCCTAACCTTTTACCCTCTGATTTAGCC